GATTGCGTTTCAATCCAGACCCTAGCCCCGCAACTTAAAGGTTTATCAGGAGAATATACCACTTTACTATCCCCTTTAAGAACCACTTCATGGGCATAAACATTAGTTTTATATGTCTTTACTGTTAACACTGGATTACGTTCTCCTGTTTTCTGATTCTGCTTAATAATATGCTGGTTTACATGCACTATTGTTTTCATAATTACCACCTCCCCGCTGCAACACCCATTTCGTAAATTTTATTTCCTATGTACCAAACACTTCCAAAACCTACACCTAAAATAAACACAATTCCTATACCCGTAGCTATTTTATCTATAAGCAATTTCCTTTTAGCTATTGCTCTTGCTTCAGCTAATTTTCTTTCTCTGGTTAGTTTTGCTCGTTCATCTAAAATCTCATGGTATAAATCGGCATTTCCCGACCAGTAAAGAGTCTCTTTAAGTTGTGCTTCTGCTTCTCGTAACTGCCTAGCCTTCATTACGTTAGCTAGGGCTTGTTGTTCAATGTTCTTCTTTTTAGCTGCTTTTTTATCTTTATCAGCAGCTTTAGTTACTATGTCTTTATTTTCAAAAAACGATTGTAACTGTCCTCCGATTTCGCCTACATCTTTCCCAAGTTTTATAGCGGCTTTTATTCCTTTTACAGCACCTTGGGCAGCAGCAAAAGCGGTAATCGGATCTATCACTTAGAATATCCCTTCATCTGGTGGCTTATTAAGCCGTCTAGCCTTTCGTCGTTTTTTCTTAGTAGTTGCAATAATTTTCTGTTTCACAATGATTGATTTAGGTATTTGTATCCTAGCGTTAGTATGGTTTCCGTCATACGTACTTGCTATTAATATATGTGCATCTGTCTCTTTAATTAAAAACCCTACCGTAGTTACTATTGCAGGTTCTAATTTGGCAGGGGGTTCATCCCACCCGTCATCAGACTCTGCGTCATCCCAAGTAACTTCGACAAGAGGATATTTATAAATAGTATTCATCTATTTGTCTGTTGTCAGTACTACTCCATTTTCCAATCGGACATTCGGCTATACCTAACCTAACTCGTATTGATGCTAAATAGTTACCTTTATTACATATACCTAAATCTGGTATGTATTCAGGACAAACTACACATTCTACTAATCTAGCACGGGCTTCTGGTTTTTTAGCCCATATGTTTAAATTATAAGTAGGGTATGTTTCTGTAGCTTTTATATCCTGTAATCTCATTAATTTCCCCCTGACTCCAAAGCGTCTATGCGGTTAACCATAGCAGCATTTTCAATTTTTAATTCTGTAACTTGCTCACTTAATTCTTGCAATGCTTTAGTAAGTATAGGAACCAAGGCAGTTGTTTTAATGCCTTTAGTCATATTAGGCTCCTCACTATTACGGTCAGGATTAATATTATGTTCGTCAACAAGCCCCGGAAACACCTCTTCTACTTCCTGTGCGATAAAACCAATTAGTTTTCTATCGGAATAAGAAGGGTGATGTGATGCCTTCCAATTGAAATTTCGCACTTTTAACTTCAAAACATCAGCTAACTTACCTGAAGCATCAATGATATTTTCTTTAAGATTTCTATCACTATCAATCCAACCCCCATCGGATGTCCAAATATCCCCAGATGGAGCAACTATGAATCTAGCCGCCGTAGAGTCACTTGCAAAGAAAAAGTCGTTTGTTGAGTTGTTATCAGGAGAAGCATTAGGGTAATTGACCCATAGCCCATAGGGGCCAGTAGAATCGGTATTAGTAGAAGTGTTAATAACTTTTACAGCCCATTTTCCATCATCATTAGCAGTGGTAGTGCTTAAAATATGTACCCTACCGCTTTCACCGGAACTGTTTACAAGGAAGGTTCCATCGGACTTTATCCGGGCTTTTTCCGCTGCAGCTTCAGACGCTCCCGTTTTAAATACCAACGAGGTTGCATTACTACTGCTAGAGAAATCCCCTTCAGAAATTGCAGCTACCTCTGCAGCTACTAATATCGCATCTGTACCTGTACCTTCATCAGGAGCTTGAAATTGTATTTTGCCAAGTACGTCATCTGCGGCAATGTCTGTCTCGCCCGTTTGCAGAAGCAGTGTTATTGGAGTATCGTCGCCTGTAGCGGTTTGTTTCATAGTGACGTTTCCAACACTGCTAATAGACATTTTTTCAGTGGCCGCTTCTGAAGCCCCCGTTTTAAATGATAGTTTCGTAGCATTAGAAGAACTACTAAAATCCCCTTCCGAAATCGCCGCTACCTCTGCCGCTACCAATATTGCGTCTGTACCTGTACCTTCATCAGGAGCTTGGAATTGAATTTTTCCTAACACATCAGCAGCAGCAATGTCTGTTTCACCTGTTTGCAGAAGCAACGTCATCGGGGTATCGTCACTAGTCTGAGTTTCCTTCATAGTGACACTTCCGTTAGACCCAATAAGGGTGCTACCTATAGCGGAAAGACCTTCTACTACATTTGTACCATCACAATACAACAGCATTTTATTACCGTTTTGTACAGTAACACCTGTACCTGTAGAGGTCTTAAACACAATATCTTTACTACCACTAGTGCCATTTTTAACTACATACAACTTTTCTTTGGTGGGACATATAACATTACGATCTGCTGTTAAAGACCCGCTAAGTTGAACAATCATTTGTCGGGCTTCATCTGTAGACCCGTTATTAGCGGTTAGAGTGTAATTAGCATCCGTCATGGATACCGCTGCAACCCCCGCTATGGATTCTTCTAAAAGAGTCCCAAGATTGGTATTAGTGGTAGTTCCCCATGTACCAGACTGGTCGCCTGATCCTATAAGTTCTATCCGTAATCTGTCTGAATATGTACTAGCCATTTAAGTTCCTAAATATATAAATTTATGGGTCTATTTCTGTCCAAATTGTACTCGCATCACTTACTTCAGTCCATCCACCAGAAGGCCCGGCACTGACTTCACTCCAACTGACAGACGAACCGTTACTTACTTCCGACCATCCACCAGACGGCCCTTCACTAATTCCACTCCAACTAGCAGACTCCCCGTCACCTATAATTTGCCATATCAATACATCATTAGTACTTACTGTAGTTGAAATACCTGTTACAGCAGCATCAAAATCTATTTTAAGGGATACTTCCCCTATTGATGCAACAAACCTATTACCTGTAAGGGTTACATTTCCTGCTCCAGTTACAGTAACACTACTTATACCAGTCGTACTAGCTGACCCAGATACGCTAACACCCATAAATGTAGGATCAACTGCGGCAAATGCTGACGAAGAATATTGTGCAGTTCCAAACATTTATTTATCCATATGAGTAAAATGTATTGCGTATATAAGTGCTATTGCTAAACAAACTAATGCGATACCCGCAAGTACCGTAAATAAAATCTCAAAAAACATGGTAACTGCTGAACACGACATTATTCATTACCCTTCCAGCGTATCTACCCGTGCCTCTAACGCAGTTACTTTCGCACTAAGTTCTTGAATTGCTTTGGTTAAAATCGGTACGAGGGCCGATGCTTTTACTCCCTTTTTCATGTTTGTTGTGCCGTCTTTCCCCTGCGGATTGATGTCATGTGATTGAACTAATCCGGGAAATACTTGCTCAATTTCTTGTGCTACAAATCCGATTAATTTTTTATCAGACATTGAAGGGTGATGACTTTCCCTCCAGTTAAAATTACGCACCCTTAACCGTTCTACATCTGCTAACTTAGCGGTAGCATCCGTAATGTTCTCTTTCAAAGTTTCATCTGAATCTACCCACCCACCATCGGCTGTCCAAAAATCACCACTTGAAATTATCATAAATCTTGCCGCAGTAGCGTCTGAAGCAAAGAAAAAGTCGTTAGTGCTATTGTTGTCGGGCGTGGCATTAGGATAATGCACAAATAAGCCATAAGGCCCCGTACCGTCCGTGTTGGTTGATGTATTGGCTAATTTTAGCGTCCATTTACCGTCGTCGTTAGCTGTGGTTGTGGCAATAATATGTGTCCGACCAGCCTCGACAGCGTTGTTAACAAGCAGGTTCCCTTCTGAGGAAATACGAACTTTTTCAGCAGCGGCTTCACTTGACCCGGTTTTAAATATTAATGATGTTGCATTGCTACTACTGCTAAAATCCCCTTCACTAACAGCTTCTAGTCCAGCAGCAACTAGGACAGCATCTGTACCTGTACCTTCATCAGGAGCTTGAAAATTGATTACCCCAAGTTTATCGTCAGCCGCAATATCTGTTTCTCCGGTCTGAAGTGTTAGGGTCATTGGGGTATCGTCCCCCGTAGCTGTGTTTTTCATATTAACGTCACCCACAGCACTGATAGTCATCTTCTCGGTTGCGGCCTCAGAAGCCCCTGTTTTAAAACTTAATTTGGTAGCGTTATTGTCTGAAGCATGTGTATCTGTAGCTACAGCATCAACCGAAGCTGCGGTAAGGACAGCATCCGTACCGCCCGAATCTCCCCCAGTAAACCGTAAACTCCCAATAACATCGTCAGCTACAATAGCATCCTCTTCACTTTTAAGATTGAGTACGACAGGTCGATTGTCGGTATCCGCAATAGTATTTGTTAGCGTAAGCCCTGTATCATGTACATGTGCGAGTGTTATTTCCGAATTAACCCCCCAAGGAAGAGAAGCCCCATCAGTAGTCAATACCCCCTGCCCGCCAATATCACCAAGCACTTCAGAAGCTGACCTACCCTCTATGGTGGTTCCAGCTACCCTTAAAAAGTCATCATCTGCTACACCAGACGTAAATTTAGGTACATTATTATTAGATATACCCGTATCCTGTGTAGCAGCAGACCCCAAACCTAAAGAAGTCCTTGCAGTAGCCCCCGATTCTGCGACCCAATTAGACCCATCACCTACTATAAAGTTGCCATCCGAAACTGCTAACCCTGCAATATCCGTTAATTGAGCGTCACTTGCCTGTGCGCCTATGTCACTAAGCACCTCACTAGCACTACGCCCCTCGATAGCCGTACCATCAATTCTAAGAAAGTCGTTATCCGCCGCTCCTGACGTAAATTTAGGTACGTTATTATTAGATATACCTGTATCTTGAGTGGCGGCTGATCCTAAACCTAAAGAAGTCCTAGCTGTAGCTCCAGATTCCGCAACCCAATTAGACCCGTCACCTACAATAAAATTACCATCAGAAACAGCAAGGCCAGCAATATCAGTAAGTTGAGCATCACTAGCTTGAGCCCCTATATCACTTAAAACCTCACTGGCACTACGTCCTTCTATAGCTGTGCCGTCTACCCTAAGAAAATCATCATCCGCTACACCAGACGTAAATTTAGGTACGTTATTATTGGATATACCTGTGTCTTGGGTAGAAGATGATCCTAAACCTAAAGAAGTCCTAGCTGTAGAACCACTTTCTGCTACAAAATTAGACCCATTCCCTACAATAAAATTACCGTCTGTTACCCCTAAACCTGCAACATCCTGCAACTGTGCGTCTAGCCTAGCATTAGCTACCGTGCCTGTTAGTTGGCTTGCGTCAATGGTTTTATTAGTAAGCGTCTGGGTATCCGTAAGAGTTACTGCTTTTTCAGCAGGGTAGGTAACAAATACGTCTTTAGTTCCAGAAGCAAAATCAACAGCACTATCGGAATTACTAGATTTAAGAACAGTAGTCCTAGTTAATGTACCTGAACCTACAGTACCAAGACCAACTTCCCATTCACTAGCAGTTTGATGAGCTATAGCGTAATAAGTAGTATTGGTAGACCCAATACCATCAGAAAAAGTTTGATACCCTGTTGCGGCCCCCGCTAAAGTTACTGCCCCTGTACCTGTAGTGGTTGTAGACTCCCTTACCCTATCCGCTAAAACAAATGCCATAATTATTCACCCCTATGCTAACCTTAATATAGCTGCTGTCGCACTAGCTGTAGGAAACTGAATGGTAAAATCCCCCGCAGTAGCGGACTTATCAGCACCGAAATCCAATATAAGTACAGTAGGATTTGTTAAAGACAAAGAAGTAGTATTAGGAGTTGTATTATAAATTATTGCGCCTCTAGCGGTAATAGTAACTGTGGAAAAAACTAAATCCGCAAAATCTACATAAGCTGTAGTTCCTGAAGTAGCGGGGTCTACTTTTGTTAGTGTAGCTCCTCCAGCCGTGTAATTAGTCCCAGTGGCTTCATTAGTAGCGGAGTATGCAGTAGTGCTTGCATCCAAAGAAGCAGAAGATGTATATAAGGCTAACTTAAAGGTATCCCCTGATGATAAATCAAAATCATGCGCCCCATTTAATAATTCTTTTTTAAATGAAGTACATATTGCCTGTGTAATAGCCATTAAAGTCTCCTAATAACCGCCGCTGCATCATGTAATCCAGCCTGATTTAGTTCATTAATTAATGTAGTCCTGTCGCTTTTAACCGCTTGTTTTAAATATATTATTATAATATCTCGCACTTGTTTTTGGAAGGCTCTGGCTTGGTCTTTAATCACCGGAGGGCATGTATCCCCAACAAATAAAATTTTTTCCATTGCCATATCCGCTAATTCTTCAGGAGTCATACCCCGAAAAGAAGTAGTAGCAACAGAAACTTTACCTACATGGCTGTTAAACGAAGAATCCAGCATTAAGCCACCTCGTATCTAACTTGCCCAGATCTATAGGTATCCCGCCTATCCTTACCATCCCCAAGCATTTTTAATTGTTTCATCCCTTCATCATAACGGCTTTTATACAGAGTCATTAAATCGACATCACCTTTCATATAGGTATATGCTTCCAATAGACATCCATATAACAACACTTGCTCATAATTATCCCCTAACCAAGTAGTAGCAGCGGAAACTATAGACGTTGGGTAATAATAGTAATGTAATTCTACAGTATAGGTAGCATCTGGAGTTGGGGCTAAAATAAAAGTATCATCATCAAAAAGAGCATAATATTTAGGGAGCCCAGTGGTAGAAGAATTGTTATACGCTTCCCGTATCCAGTTGACATCTTTATTAAGAAGATAGGAATAATTACTGCTACTGTTTAAAACCGCTAAAGAATACGGGGCTAAAAAATCAGAAGGGGTTTGCAAATAAGTATTGCTGGAAGTAGTAGTACCTGTAGAATTTTTCCGTAAATTAGGTATTTGTACTTCA